AGTATCTTGTTGACGTAGTCCATGGTCTCTGCTGGTACCTGACCGGCCCTGAGATAAGGCAGGTGCTTGTCGCCTGGGCCCCAGTTGTAGGCCGCGGTGGCCTTGACGATGTCGCCTCCGAACATCTTCATAAGGTCAGACATGTAGCGAGCCGCGCCAGTGGCAGAGCTCTCAAAACTGTTGACATCGACCCCGTATTGCTTAGCTGTGGAGTCGATGAATTGGAAGTCACCCTTGGCCTGGCCGTACTTCGTCATCCGACCTAGCTTGTTCTTGCCCCGGCCCGATTCAGCCGCCCACATGCGGTCGAGGAAGCCATCAGGCAACCCGTACTGCCTCTCCAGGTTGCCTAGGATGGCCGGAACGCCCCCTTGCTGCGACGATCCGGCGCCAGGCAAGGGCTCACTGCCCACCGTGCCCGTCGCGCGCCTCCCAGCCCCGCTCCCGCCGTTGACAAGATCCATGGCATCTCTTGCCGCCTGGCCACTCATCAAGAACTTGAGGTGGTCCCACCAAGTCTGCCCGGCGTGCTCTTTCACGACGGCCGCCTTGCCCCAAAGATCGGCCAGCTTGGAGACCCCTACGAGAACCCGTTCAGTGATGCCAGCCAGGTCCTTGAAGGTAGGCAGCAGCTCTCGCATCGTGATCTGCTTCAGGATGCTGAAGCGTTCAGAGAGCCTGTCGAGCATGTTGGCGTACTCTAGTCCTTCGTTCTTGGCCTGCTCAAGATCGAGGCCAGCTTCTTTGGCCATGTCCTTCTGTGATGCCGCCAGGGCGTCGAGCTTCTCCTGGCCCTTTGACCAGAGCAGGAACTCGTCGGGGCCGATGCCGAACATCTGAGCAATCTGCGCCCCTTGGTAGAACGGCAGCTTCGACCATGATTTGACGAGGTCGCGCGCCACATCAGAGACATCCCGTCCCTTGACAGTCACCCCGAAGCTCTCGGCAAAAGCAATCATGCCGGGATTCATCCGGAGCGACATGGCCACCTTTTCGATAGCCCCCTGCATCGCTTCGCTACTGATCCCGATCTGCTTGGCGCCGTAGGTGATGGCCGCCAGGCTGCTCGCCGTGCTATCCGCCTTGATCGAAGCGTAGTACATCCGCTCCATCGACCTGGCGAACTGCGTCACCATGTTGTTGACGGCCTTTGCCGCGATCCAGGCCTGTGCGGCCAGACCGCCGACCTTCCCGGTCGACTTGCCTACGGTCAGGTCAAACTTGTTGTGCCCGGCCTCGTCGATCTTGAAGCCGAGCAGCAGTAGGTACTCGCGGAGGATCTTGATGTCAGCAGCCATGGTGCGTCAGCCCTTTTTCGGTTTACTGCGGAAGTGGTTCTCAGCCTCAACATCGAGGGCTTCATTAAGCAGGTCAACGTCTTCAAGGGTCAAGGTGCCGTCGAGCAGACTCTCGTACTTGCATAAACCACGAAGGACCGGGCGCAGCACCCAGTCCTCGTGATCAACCATAGCCACAAAATCAGGACCGGCCCCTTCGTAAGCCACCGCCAAACTACGGAAACTCTTCAGAGCTTCGCGGCGCTTGGCGGAGTTCCGAAAAAACCCTCCAGATTGCCCTTCAAGACTTCAATGGTCAGCCGGATCATCACAGTCATGTCGATGTCAGCGAACATCAAGTGCCCGTTGGCCGCTTGAACCGGGGCCCACGCTTCACCCTGCTGACGCTTCACCACCGCCAGGCAGGTGCGCACGATGTACTCGACATCTTCGTCGGGCATCTTGGAGATGATGTCCATCACAGGTCCCATGACGCCCACGATGCCGCCCGTCGCTTCCTCTTCACGCAACTGCGCGAGCATGGAAGCAGACATGCCCATCTCCGCGAGGATCGGGAGAAGACGCCGGGTGACGTGAAACTGCTTCATCGCGTCCAAACGCCCGGAGGTGTATGCCGCGCCATTGAGTTCAAACTGAGCCATTTGTTGTCCTAGGGGTTAGCTGGAAGGGTCTCAGATACCGAGGGCCACGTCGATCTTGATGGCGTTGAAGTCCCACTCAACGAGCTGGGCCTCCTTGCCATAGGTGACCGCGGGCTGCTTCGTGAACGCGACCTGTTGGCAGGTGGTCGTTTCACCACGGGCCATGTCAACGATCGTGATCGTGTTCTGACCGTGCGTGGCCGCCGACGATCGCTGAAAGGCCAGCATCGCAGAGAGCAGACCGTTGGTCGGCGAGGTCTTCAACAGGCGCACCGTGATCTTGCCGGACTTGTCGGCGTGCAGAGAGTGCATGCCTTCACCATCGGCCCCGATCACCATCGTGTCGACCTCTGCGGTCGGATCGACGCTGATGCCCTCGTCACTGACGCCGGCGCCATTGCCGAGCGGGATGACGCCACCAGGCCCCACGAGCGCGGCCTGGACTTCAAGAAAGCTGTAGGTCTTCATGATGGATGGTCCTTATTGGTTGACCGTGACGGAGACGTTGATGTCGTGAACTGCACCGGCGAGCTTGACCGCCACCTGGATCGGGACCGAGTGACGCGCGGCGCGCAGAGCGGGGTCCTGCGCGGAGACCTTGGGTGCGTAGACGTAGAAGCCCTTGGGAAGATAGTCGCCCATCTTCAGCGAACCGAAGCCGCCAGAGTTCCACGAGCCAGGCGCAAGCATGCCGTTGATCACCGCCTGCGAGCAGACGCTCTCGACCGTGGTCACCATCATGTTCGTGCCGGTGTCGGTCTGTGGGATCTTCGTCGTGCTGGTGTAGAGCAGGTTGTAGAGCGCGGTCTGCAGTGCAATCGCCAGCCAGTCCGTCGAGGTGATCACGTCGATAAAGTCGCCTGAGGAGCAGACGCCGGTCTGGAAGATCGCGGTGTTGTTGTTGTATCCAACGAACACGTTGCAGTTCTTCGCGGTGAGTGCGTTCGCCTGAGTCGACGACAGGGCCTCGGCCACGATCCCCGGCTCTTGTTTGTACATCAGGGTGATGACCGTGTTATTGCCGGTGTAGTCGGTCGTGAGGATCCGCGCCAGAGCGGAGATCACCGCGTAGGGGTTCACCGACGAGAACTGCACTACCGTCTTCTTGTAGGCCAGGACCTGAAGCTGGGATGCGATGCTCGACGTATCACCGGCGACCAGGACCCCGGCCTCTTGCGTGGTGACGCCGTACAGATGCTTGGTGTTGGCCGCCTCGATGTAGCCGGCGATTGCCACATGGTCGGCATTGACCGCACCGATGACCGTGACGGCGTACCAAGCCTGCCCGAAGTTCTGGTCGAACAGAGTGACCACGCTCAGGGCCGATTCGGCGGCGGCGCCGGTGTACGAATAGGCCCCCGAGTCGGCCGCGGTCATACCCATCACCGTCGAGATGTCGGTGCCAGCGCCAGGCGCCGTGAAGAAAGCCACGACAGAGGTCACACCCGTCAGGGTGGAGACCGCCTCGAAACGAGACATCACCGCATTCCAGACCACCGTCATGCCACTCAATGCAGCCGTGATGATGGAGGCCACGTTGTTCAGGTTGGTGGCGCCACTGAAGTTCAGGCCAGAGACCGAAACCTGGGCCGAGCCGTTCTTTGAGTAGACGAAGCCGCCCGAGGTGATCAGGTTCCAGGCCGTGATCGACTGCTGCGCCACGGAACGGAAGGCTCCTCGCAGGCCGCCCGTCGAGGCCACATTGGCCCAGCGGCCGATCTTCACAGAGCGGGGCTGGGGAGCCTGCTGGAACCAGAGGTTGGCGGCCTTGTATTCGGGCGTGGTGTTCCCGAAGTCAGCTGCCACCTCAGCCAGCGTGTCGTAGTCACGGTAGCGTTCGGTCGTGTCGATCACGGCCGTGGTGCCCAAGATGAGCAGGGTGGAAAGGTTCTGTGCGATGGCCCCGGCGGGAGTCAGCGTGACGCCGACATTGATCAGACGGGAAACCGGAAGTTGTTGCGTCATGGTGATTCCTTCACGGGTTGACGATGATGGGGGTCACGTAGGCTTCGTTGTCGAGGCCAAGTTGACCAGTGCTAATTGTAAGGACCGGGAATGTTCTCGAAGTGCGGCGCCGGTAGACCACCACCACATCGACCCTCTTAACCCAAACTGCCTTCAAGAGTGCTGGGATGTTCAAGGCCTCCTGTACTTCAACGAGTTCGATGCCAGCCGCGACGAGCTGGTCACGGTTCTGGGCTATGTCGAAGCTGTCACGGAAGCGATTGCAAAGCCCCATGCTCTTGGGACCGTAGAACGAATGCAGGACGTACAAAAGTATGTCGCGCTCAACCACATGATTGAAGTCGTCATCCTGGCGTTGGTAGGAATACGTGTCGGGGGTCCAGCGCGTGATGCCGAATGCCACCCAGTTGGCCGAGAAGGCCGGCTGCTGCGCGGGCTCGGGCTGCCAGCGAGGCCTGACCAAGTCGCCCGTGATGCCCGTGAGCCCCACGATGGCGTCGTGCATGATGTCTTCCAGATCATCGTCGTCGAGGGGCTCGGCGGACGGTGACAGGTAGCCAGCGACTGAGGAATTTGCAGAAGGCATGGTCAGGGCGCCGGGTCAGCGGCGGATTGAGACTGAGCCACAGCCAGCACAAAGCCAGCCCCGAAGTGAGTCCATGGCACAAGTGCGTTGACGGTGAAGCGAACGCCTTGATGGACGACGTGATCTGGCTGATGCCCATCCCCAGCCCCACGGAAGCGGAAGCGTGAGATCACGGAGATGGTCCGGCCGGTCATCTGCCCTTCTGGGGTTCTGACGACGTTGTGGGGGTCGCCTGGCACCACGGAGCCCACCTGATTGCGGTAGGTCGACTCGGAGATGGATGGACGACCGGTGGCCTCGTCAATCGTTTCGATGCGGCGCACGACATCGAAGCTGTCGGCGAGGTCCGGATCCTCAATGATGTCGGTGAAGTCGAGCAGTGGCATTCACTTCCCCTTGCGTTTGCGGATGACGTAGTTGATGGCGTTGCGAAGCTGCCCGGTGACTATCAGGGGCTTCGCTGTGTCTGTGCCTGGCTCGGCGCCTGCCTCGCGCCAGGCGAGTTCCCAGAGGCTACCCGCATCTCCCTTGGCCCCACGCTTGCGCAGCGTAGACTCAGCCAGAGGGGGCGGGATGCCTTCGTTGATCTTCCGCTTGAGCCCGGTCATTGCGATGACGCCGACGCGCTCCCAGCCCTTGATGACCTCGGAGGCAATTCGCTTGGTAAGAGCCTTCTTTGCCAGCGAGGTCAGTTGGTCAGCCACCTTGTCCTCGACCTCATTCATGCCTGGGATCATGAACGGGCGAGCAGGGATGTTCTGCTCGGGCATCCCGGTGTCATGAATGTAGCCAAGAGCCGCGTTGGTGATCTCCCGATTCCCAACCGACTCGTCCGTGCGTTGGGTGGTGTCTTCAGGGAAGCCCACCAGCACGGTCATCTCCGTCAGCGCCTTGAAGGTGGACTGCATCGACTCAAGGTCGTCTGTCTTGATCTTCAAGAACGGATTCTTGCCACTTGTGGCCATCGAGGATCACCACGGCGGAAGCGTGACGCCAGGCCAGGCGATCGAGTTCTCAGAATCTTCCGTGCCTGGAACCCCCACCTGCACCGGGCCGGCGCCCATCATCCGGGCCAAGCGAATGTATCGGGTGCCGTAGGTGGTCATGTTCCAGTGGCCAGCGTCTTTCTCGGTAGCCGTTGAAACATCGTAGCTTGCGCTCACCCCTTGAGCCGACTTGGAACTCAGGACGCCGACCGAGGCCCCCGGCATGCGGGCACCGGTGGCTGAGTTCACGGCCTGGGCTTCAAGCGCTAGGTAGTGGGCGGCCATCAGTTGCGCGCCAAGGTCGGCGAGGTCGCCCCACTTGGCCGCGTTGATGAGCTTGACCGCCGTCGACAACCACAGATCCACCATGCCTGCCGGGAACTTCACAGGGTTGGCGAAGGCAGGGAAGGCTACACGGAAAGATGCTGCGGTGACGGTCATGGCTTACTTTCCTGGGGAGTAGACCTTGACGCCTTGAGCGCGCGAGAACCAGTGGGCTGCGTGCTCCACCGACATCTCTTGCGTGCCAGCGTGAAACGGCATCGGGGTCCCGTCGTCGAGCGTCAGGGTGAAGGCCTTGGGAACGATGACCGTGACCTTCTCGCCGTCGGCAGAGGTGTCGCGTTCACCGAGTGTGATCTTTTCGCCGGTGGTCTTCTCCACCACCTCGGCGGGGTCGGAGATCGAAGTCTTGCTGGAATCTGGCACCAGCACGGCGCGGCGGGACTTCTTGGCTTGTTGCTGCTTCGTGGCCATGTAGGCTCCTGTGTTTGATGGCAAGAGAGCCGGGCTCAGTGAAGGGCCCGGCTCAGTCACTCAGGGGGTTGGACGAGCGCGATGGCTTACAGGCCGTCGCGATAGCCAATGGTCTCGGGGTAGACCACTTCGAGGACGCCTAGACGGCAGTAGTACGTCGTCTTGTGGTAGATCGAGTCGTACTGGATCGGCGTCTTTTGCAGCATGGTCATCGGATAGCGCAGGTAGTCCTTCTGCTGCGTGTAGCAGACCATGCGGTCGACGGTGCCCGCGGTGCCCAGGGTGCCCCCCGCCCCGGCGCCGATCAACCACTTGGCCGGCTGGATCTCCAGCTCGCCTTGGCCCGAGGCCTTCAGGACGTTGTTCTCCAACACGTACTTCAGGATGGAGACGTTACCGGCCGACGAGACCTTGGCAGTCGAGATGTAGCCGAACTGGGTGGGCGGCAGCAGGATCTTGGAGGGCATGACCTTCCAGCCCGACGCGGCCCAGACCGAGGTGATCACCGCGTTCACGTCGGCCAGGATTTCATCCGGCGTCTTGCTCGACCACAGCGGGCTGGCGCTGGCGCCGTTCGGCACATTGCTGACGTTGGTCACCAGCGTGTGATTGACCAGACCCCCAGCGACCAGCGAAGAGTCACCGGCGTAGACCATCTCGTCGATGTCCATCTGGTGCTTCAGCTTCAGGCCGGCCAGCTTCTGCTCGTCGATGGGACGGCCGGCCTTGGCCGCCGACTCAAGTTCGAGGATGGAGAACTTGACCTCCAGGCCCCACGGGGTCAGGGGTTGGGGGTACTTGCCGATGTCGACCGACACGCCGCCGATCTGGTCCGTGGCCTTGCCGATCCAGGCCTTGCCGTTGCGGATGCTGTTGCCAGCGCCCAGCGAGCCAGCGGAGGCGAACGTCGACAGGGTGAACGACGAGTTCTCGTCGGCGATCGAGACATCCTCGCGGAGGTCCACGTCGCGCGACCAGCTCACGGCCACCAGCGGCATGTGCAGGGTCTGGTCCAGACGTTCCAGCTCGCCCACCAGGAATGCGCCCGTCGAGTCAACGGTGCGACCGTCGTGGGTGCGGTAGGTGTGATCCAGAACCACGCCGCGCTGATTGCCACGCAGGTCGATGGTGCCCGCGGGGGCGTTGTCGAACGTCATCGCGTGGTCGACGGTGCGGGCGCGAACGATGGTCCGCTTCGGCACAAAGATTTTGTTCATGATGCTTGGTTTCCTTGGTAAGTTGGCCGAAGGGATTACAGAGCCATCACGCGGATTTCAACGTTGCCACTAGAGTCGGCGGGGCCGTTGAACTTCGCGTTGATGACCGGGACGGTGTTGCCAGCCGAGGCGGCGCCTTCACAGGCTCCTTGGACGTGGTTGCCGGAGTTGGCAGCGCACCAGACGTAGACGGTGCCGTTCTTGGTCACGGTCACGCCGGGCGGGATCTTGACCATGATGTAGCCATCTTCACAGATGTCGATGACACCCGTGGTCGGAGCCGCTGCCGTGCCGATAGCCGACGACATACCACCCGAGGATTGCTGCATCGGGTAGGGTCTCACGATCACGCCTTGGAAAGCCAGCGGGGTTGCCGACTGGTCACCAGAGACCACGCCCCTGTAGGAGTTGGTCGCGGTATCGACCAGCACCGGGTCGCCGTAGTTGCGCGGGGGCGTGGTGACGTTGGCCAGGCCAGGCATGATGCTGAACGGGTGGGTGCGGTTGATGTCGCCGGGGAAGCCAGCGCCCATGCGGTACGTGAAGGCCACGTCACAGGTACGGAGGCGAAACGACGGCGGGCCAAACAGGATGGCCAGAACGAAGGCAGCGATCGAGGCCACCAGAGACTTGATGCGGTTCATGTTGATGATTCCTTTGGAAAGGTGGGGGCGGATCACTTCTTGCCCTGGGAGGCCCAGAACGCTTTGTTCTGGGCATTCAGCGAAGACAACGAGGTTGCCTGCGACGGTGCACCAGAGGGGGTCGGAACGCGGTGAGCGGTGTCGCCCACAGAGGTCCGGTTGTTGAGGAGTTTCTTGGCCCCGGCCGCGGCGCGGAAGAGCACTGCAGTCTGGGCGCAATCCTGCTTGCTGAGGTTCACGTCAGCGACCCCGGCCACGGAGTCGACCAGCGCCTTGCCGTCAGCGGTGATGTAGACCGAGCTCAGCACTTGCTTGCGCAGAGCGCACATGTTGTCGACGGTCTTCTGGCGCGTGGTCTTCGCGTCGAAGGTCGGCATGCGGAAGCCAGGCAGCAGGATCTCGGCGTCGCTCAAGAGCTGACGGAACGAAGTCTCCAGGCCGGCCGAGTCGTTGGTGGCCTTGCGATCACCGGTCTTGACGTTCGACATGTCGCCCGCTTCGCCGGAGTCACCGGAGTCGGGCAGCTTGACGGTGCCGGTGTTGCCCATCTCGTCTTGCGTCACGTCTTCAGGCGCTGCGGGAGACCGTTCGCCTTCCGCCGGAAGCTGTTCGCCACCTTCGTCACCGCCTTGAAGGATGGCGAGGATCTGGGCCATCTGACCTTCCAGGACCGTCAAGCGCTCCTCGGGGGTCCTACCACTAGCGGGGGCACCACTAGCGGGGGCACCACTAGCGGGGGCACCACTAGCGGGGGCACCACTAGCGGGGGTGCCGCCAGCTTCACCCGAATGGATGTGGATGTGGGTGTGGTTGCCGTCGGTCTCATCACCGTCGGGCTCTTCGCCGGGTTCGTCGCCGTCAGGAATGCCGGAGTTGCCGAGCTGTTCCAGGGCCGCTTCTTCCGCGTCCTTGAAAGAGCGCCGCACGGCTTCTTTGACCGCATCGGAAACAATCCGCCGCGTCTTATGCTTCATTGAGTTCTCCTTCAAGGAGGTTGGATGATGGTCGCCGATTGCACAGCGCGGGCCACAGCGACCTCTTTCGACCAGCGCAACATGATTGCCGATTATATTGGTCTGACGACCTTGACCCTCCCCGGTCTGTTCGTAGTCAGCCTCGTAACCAGCAGACACTTCTCGCTTGCCGGCCAGCACGTCACGGATCGTGTCAGCGTCCGTAATCAACAGGTCGGCTAGCATCACATCGGAGTCGTCTCCAACTCCTCGACGTGGGTTCATACAGATGCCCACAGCGAACGTCTTCCAGTTGGAAGGGTTCACGTCGACATCGGGGTGATCGTTGACCACGGGCTTGCCTTGGTAACTCGACACGGCCGACTTGGAGAACAGAGCCTCTGCGTCGCGAGTGATCGTAGCCCGGCCATCCTTACCCGCCGCGATGGGCGTTTCCTGAGGCCCGTAGACCATGTCGCCGATCCTGGCGATAGGCACGTCCTCGCAGAGCAGGAAGCCTTCCGGAGTCTTCGACTGCTTGGCTCCTAGCTTCTGGGTCGTGAAGACCTCAGTCGCCGTGTCAGCGCGATCCCGCGTGAGACGGCGGCGGTTCCATTTGATGCCCATGAATCGGCCCTCTTCAATCGTTAGGAAAGATCGGCTCGGCGAAGCAGCGGCAGTTAGGCAGAGTGCCTGCGTGGCCCACAAGACCATCGAGCGTAGGCGGGTTCGACCAACGTACATACTTGCCTTCCATCTTGTCGTGCGACTCGCGCACATTCATGTCACCCGACGTTCTCCAAATGTAGCCGTCAGATCCTGCGTACTGAGACCTAGCCTGCGTTAGGTTCGATGCAGCGCGGGCCACTTCGGTCCTTGCTATCAGCCTGGCTCGGCCTTCCGTGACCGATTCAGTTCGCATGATCTCGGCTGCTACTTCAGAAGCTCGACGAGATTCAATGAGGGATTGTAGTGAAAGCGAGTGGACGCGCTCCGCCGCTTCTAGTGGCAGAGACTTGATGAGTGCGACCTGTTCAGCCTGGAGGCCCGCAAGAGCCTGGCTCACGGGCGCGTCGCTGGTCAACAGCTGGCGCATCTCCGTGCCCATCTCCTGTGAAGTCTTGAACCACATCTGCTTGTCACGCCGGGCCACATCAGCAAGCATCATTCCTGCCACGGAACCGGCCCAAGGCTCGATTAGTTTCGCGTAGTCGGTCAAAGCCTTGAGCAGAGGTTTTACGTTCGTCAAAACGCCTTTGGGGGCCATGCCCTTGACGATGGCCCCCACCTGCTTCGCAACTGACCTAAGTGCGGAGTTGTACGCGCGCTCGCCGTTGCGTGCCTTGGTCCACTTGGCCCTCTTGCCCTTGCGGTCCAGCTTGGCCATCTACTTTCTCCTATTGCGCCTGGAAGCCCGGCTTTTCTTCTGGGGTGGGGGTAGGCCCACCTGCATCCGGGGAGGCCATTGGCGGGGCTCCTGATGCGCCTGGCATGGCGTCTTCTGCTGGCGGGGGAGCGACTTGGTCGTCGGCCTCGTCGATCATGCGTCGAGTGACGTTAGTGAAGACCCCGGTCTGCCTCGACGCCTGGCGCAGTTCCTTCAGCGCGGTCTGCGGGCTGATCACGCCAGCCTCAAGGACGGCATTCACCGTGTCGGCGTTGGTCTTCGCAATGTTGGCCTTCTCTTCGTCCTTCAGCTGCCACAGAGACTTGAAGCCAAGTTGAAAGTTCTGCGGAAGTTCAAATCCTTCCGACCGAGCGATCAGCTTGTAGATCGTGGTAACCCCTTCGTGCAGGTCCGACATCTGAAGCTGGTTGATGTGGTCGTAGTACATGCGCAGGTCCGACTCGCCGGTCGAGTTCAAGCCCGCGGGCGATTGGCCGAAGAGCCGCACCAGCGGGATCTGCAACGCGCCGGAGAGCTGCTGCCCGAACTGAACAAGGGCATCAGACAGGCCGGAGAAGGCCTGCGAGGTCTGCACCTCGAACTTGTCTTCTGCGTCGATGACCGTGATGCCCTCGATGCCCTGGAAGCGGCGCATCATGTCGACGTAGGAGGTGAGGCCCGTCAAAGGAGCCCCACCAGCGGCGACGATGTCACGCAGACCAGCGACGGAGAGCGTGCGCAGGTACGACTTGTAGACCAGCTGCGCGGCGCCCGTCGAGGCCGAGTCGAACGCGATCATGCGATCGTAGAGCCGTTCGATGACTGACAGGCCCCACAGGTTCTCCATCAACCGCTGCTGGTACGGCAGGCTCACACCGACGTGCCTCACCATCACGCGTGAGTGATGAACGGCCGCGCCCCGCAGAGCAGGAGCCGCCTGATTCACCCGGTAGTACTTCGGCATGCCGAGATTCGGCCCGAAGTCAGTGACGAGGTCTTCAAGCGTTGGTTCGACCATCCACCGGTCAAGCGCGAGCAGGCCCTTGTATTGACGAGGGCCCACAGTGTCGATTCGCAGAGGGGTGCGCATGTCTTGCCCGTCGATCAGCGCGACCGCAATGCAGCCACCATACAAGCGGCCCCACTTGATCGTCTCGTTGATCTGGTGCCAGGTTCCGGAGCTTGTGGCCTTGCGGTCCATGCGCTCACTCTGTTCAGGATCGAGCTCGGTGATGTACTCGATGCCGGCACGGGTCATGTCATCTGCAACCACGTCGACGGCCAGGCCACCAAGCCACGATCCCCGGTGAATCCACTCAAGCTGGGTCTTCAGCCGCGTGATGGGGTTGAAGCCGTAGGCTGAACTTGAGAGCGAGTTGTCGGCGCCAACACCCAGCTTCATGGAGAAGTTGACGAACGAGTCGTTGGTGGCCGCTCCGAGGGATGGGGCTCCGTCCTTGGTGGGCGTGGCAAGCTTGATTCGGGTCTTGGCGTCTTCACGCAGCGCGGCCTTGGCCACGCCTTTGACTGATACGCGGGCCATTGGTTATTCGTCCTCTTTGGTGGGGATCCAGACCTGCGTCTGTTGGCCCTTGGAGTTGTAGGCCGATCCCCAAGCACCCGCGAGCTTCTGCTTCATGGCCGGTGAGGCTTTCAGTGGGCCCCGCGCGCCTGGGATTGAAACAGTGGTCTTCTCCCCCTTGGCGTTGTAAGCCGGAGCCATCACACCAGGGCTGGCGGCCGGCTTGAGCTTGCCGGCCAACTTGACCTTCATGGCTGGTGAGATGTTCAGTTGGCCAGGCGCAGGAGTGGCGGGCTTCGGTTGGGGCACCGCGAGCGGGGATCCGGCGACCGCGTCAGCCTGGGCCTGCATCGCCTCAAGTTGCTTCACGGCGTCGGCACGAGCAGCCAGAGGCTTGGAGGGATCAGCGGCCACGGCCTTCAGTTGCTCGGCATTGGCAGCCCCTCCGGCATTGGCTTCAGCCTGCTCTGCGGCCTTGGTCGCGTTGTGTGCCTTCTGGGCGTTGTGCTCCTGCCAGCCGGTCTGCGCGGCGATGTGCTGGGCGGCCAGCGTGTGAGCCTGAGCAGCGTCCGCGTGGGCCTTGGCCACCTGCTTATCGGGGTGCTTGGCCGCGGTCGCGCTGTGCTGGCTTGCCGCGGCCTGATGCTGCTGCGCCGAGAACTTGCCGCCTTCGTCGCGCTTGACGCTCGACTCGTCAAAGCCTGCGTCCTTGGCCTTGAAGGCCTTGCCGCCGCCACGGCCGCCCATGTAGATGTGAACTCGTTTGGTCATGTCAGGCCTAGTTGTGTGGTTCGACGTGGTCAGCCATCCACTCATCGTCCATGATGAGGCCGGCCGCAACAGCATGATTGTAGACGGGGCTCTTTCTGAACGACGCGAGGTCGGGGAATAGAGCCATGAACTCAGGCGACTTATAAGGAGGCAGGTCCCAGCTCTGTTTGGTCCAGTCTGCGCTAGCCAGGTCGGCGTCAATGCTGACGGTCTCGGGCTCGTTGGAATCGCGAGTGACCACGCGGTTGCCATGGTGCTTGTAGCGGGTCATAGGGGCTCTCCGTATTGGTTCACGTGGGCTTTCTTGTAGGTCGACAGGACCTGCTCGTTGGTATAGCCGGCTTTCTTCAACGCGTCATACAGCACGCCGGTGTGCATTGGGTGGTTGAATACAGACTCCTTCAACTTCTTGTAGTAGTGCGCGTTCTTCTTGACCCCCTCTGCAGTCACCGGGGTGGGTTTGGAGACCTTGAGCTGCTTCGCCTCCATCTTCGCGATCAACTCCTTGGTGTACTTCTTGGTCTTCGGGACGCCGGTCTTATCGGCCATGCTGGCCAAGTGCGCCTTGAGCCCGGCAAGGTCCCCGGCCTCGGCGTACAGGAACGCCTTCTTTGCGAGTGTTCCGGTGCCAACGGGCTGCGGCGGCACAGAGCCAGAGTATGCAGAAGGAGTTGGGGCGGCGGGTGGGGCAGCGGCCTTCTGGCTCTCGTGAATGGCCTTCTCCGCCTTGCCGACAGGTCCCGGGGTGCCGTTGATATTGTGGGCGTATTGATTGATGTGCGACGACATCTGCGTGGCGGTAGGGCCGACGAGCGATCCAATCTGGATGGCCTTCAAGTTCTCGTGGTTGAGCACGACCACCTCAGACTCGTCCGTGCAGCCGTAGCCCGTGCAGAAGGATCCCAGCACCTGACTCGCCGGCACCTTGACCACGAACAACGAGTGACCCCCGGAGAAGCCATCGGCTGTGCTATGCTCCGTGCTGAACGACGAGGCGGGCTGCAGCTTGAGGTTGACCATCTTGGCCGGATCGCCGCCAGCCCCGAACTTCATGCCCCGAATGAGGTGCAGCTCCTTAACGCCCAGCTTCGCCAGGTGGTCCTGCGTCTCGTGATACTGGGCCAGCATGAAGTCCTGCATGCCCTTCTTGTACGACTCCAACTTGACCGGGGTCGATACGTCGATCCCATACTCATTGGCCGCCTTCTTGTGCACTGCATCTTCGTCGCCGTTGAAGTACTGCAGTGAGCCAAAGGCCTTGGTCTCGGTCTTGCTTGGGTCCATGCCGAATACATCACGGCAGGCCAGCTGCGCAGAGACAGCCCGGTCGTCGGAGTCTCCTGAGCTACCAGCCCAACACGAGATGATGGCTGCTTCGAGTGAACCACCAAAAGCGTGCGTGCTGACGTATTGCTGCTGCATGTTCTGGAAGTGAGGCGAAGCCTTCAACCTCTTTTCCAACCTATGCTGCACCGCGATCTTGTTGCTGACCGGATCGGAGGCACTCGCATGCAGCTTCTCGTGAAGTTCTGCGATGCCTTTCACGTAACCAGACTCCGATTGGCCTGGCTGAGTGACAAAGTCGTCGGTGGTGATTCCCTTGTGGCCTTCTGGTACGAAAGACTTCGGGGCCTCAAACGACAACGGCCCGGCAAGGGCCTCAGACGTGATCTTGGCGGCCGGCGCCTCTGGCTCCTTTGCCTTGACGGCGGCCTTGGGGGCCTCAACCGCGGCAGCCTGCGTGGCCGCCTTGCCTAACTTGGCCACGTGGGTGTTCTGCTTCCACTTGGCCATCGCTTCCGCGACCTTCTGCTGCACCAGTGCTGGCTTGGCCTCATAGGCGAGGGCCAGGTCGTAGACGAGGTCTTCATCCTCCTTGAAGACCTCGACAGGGAGTGGCTTCTGGTCGACCCCAGTCGTATCGGCCTTCCACTGGGCCATCGCCTTGGCCTTCGACTTCTTCCAGAACTCCGCGGCTTCCTTCGACGGGGGGCCGCCGCTCGATACCATGCTCGCGGCCTCCTCATGGATAGCCGTCATCTGGTCGTTGTAGGCCTTATCGGCTTCGGCCTTGGTCATCTTGGTCGCCGGAGCCTTCGCAACCCCTGTCAGAGGCGACATGGGAGGGGCGGAAGCAGGGCTAGGAGCGATCGGAGGAGCCTCGGCAGGGGGATTGGATAGGGTGGCTTCTTTCGGCGCCTCCTGGGCCTTCTCTTCCGGATCCTTGAACGGCGCCGGGACCAGCTTGGCGTCCGGGTCGACCTTGGGCAGCGCCTTGGCCACCTCACCGTTGGGCTTCACCACTTGGTACTGGCCCGGCCCGATCTTGACGATGCCGAGAGCCCCGGCTGCGTGCTTGCCGGCCTTCAGCTCGTTGATTGCGTTGTGCAGCTGCTGGTCGAGCTTGGCCCCGGTCGCCGCCTTCAGCTCCTCAAACGAAAAGGGATGGCCCGACGTGAGCAGCTCGTGAACGATGTTCTTGACGCCCTTTGACTTCGCCTCTGTCGGCTTCGGCCCCAGAACCACGTCGGTGTACTGGTTACCGTAGAACGGGTGGCCAGGCTGGGCGTCATCGTGAGTCGACTGGCGCTCCATGATATCCATGAGCCGGGCCACCAGTTGCTTGTACTGCTCCTTCAAGCTGGGTGGGGTCATATCAACCGTGCGAACCCGACCGCCTTTGTGAATGTGGAGATAGAGCGCCATGGTGATCAGAAGGTCAGTTGGCCCACCAGCGTGAAGCCGATGTCTGCCAGAGTCGTATCAGCAACAGCCGGGCCGATCAACGCGAGCACATCACCAGCTGCAAACGATTGAGCGACGCCCGACGCCGTCACGAAGGTGCCGACCGCGGCGCCCAGAGCGAACGTGAGCGTGCCGCACGAGACTCCGTTCTTCTGGATGTCGATGGCGGTCGACGCAGTTGCGTTGGCAGAGGCCTTGGCCACGGAGCCGGCGAAGTTGATCGGGAAGATGACGGCGTGGGCCAGGGGAATGCGCAGCAGCTTGCCGGAGTTGGCCGGCTTGCCAGCCAGGAAGCCGTAGACGCGCTCGTCGTTGGCGGTAGCATCGTTCAGCGCCAGCATGCGTGCCGCTGGCAACTCGAAGGGCGGGGCGTAGTTCGTCATGATCGTGTTCCTTTCAGTAGAACTTCAGGTTGTTGACCGCGTAGTCATACTCGGCGGTGGCTTGGTCATTGCTCGACCCGTACTCAGCGATGACCGTCACGCGCTTCACCTCTTGTGCGTTCGAGATGTTGCGGATCAGCGTGTCTCCCGAGGTGAGTGCGATCTCCATCTGACCGGCAAACGGCGGGCTCATCGGCGTCGAGGCCCTGACGTTGGTTTTCGTGGTCATGCAATCGACGCGGTATGTAACGGCAGTAGGGGCTGCGAGAGCCCCCAACTTGTCCTTGAACTGAATCGTCAGCCATGCCGACGACCCTTCATTGACTGTCTGCATGGCTCATTCCGATCAGGAGAAAGTCACGGCCACGTCGAGGGTCCAGGTCTGGCCTGAAGCCTTGGTGCCTTGCGAGCTCACCTTGCGGTTGAGCGTCTTCAGCGCGCTGCCGCCGTTGTCGATGACGAACTCGTTCCACGCATAGTTCGCGTCGGCGCTGGCGAAGACCGCACGGAAGGTAACGGTCTGGGCACTGATCTGCGGGTAGCTGGACTGCATCGCCTTGTAAGTCTTGTTCGCGGCGGCCTGGAGGTCAGTCTGCGAGGCGGCTTCCGCGGTGCTGCTATCGCCGACCCCGAGCCGCGCGTTGGCGTTGTTGAATGCGGTCTCAGCGCCGCCCGTGAGCAACAGGAGCAAAGCCCCGATGCCCTCGTTGAGCAGCATGTTGCCGTCGATGACCTCAACCGCGAAGGGCAAGCCGTGCTGGAAGGCCAGGTCGGATGCGAACTTGGTCAAGGTCCATTGAGTCTTGTAGACCGGCTTCTCGTGGATCATGTTGAATCCTATGTAGTGAAGGTGAACAGGGTCCTGCGAGGCGCTAGGCTGAACAGAACGGAGCGTGATGAGAACGCGACCAGAGCGAGTCGCTTTCTCATTGTAAGGACGAGGGAGACGATGCGAGTGTCGTCGAACGTACTGGCGCTGACCGAATCGACCCCGACCGCTTGATCGAGCAGAGCGAGGATCGCGGCCACCATGACGGCGTCACTCCCCAGCCCGGCGTCGGACAAGTTGAGGTTGACCGAGATACTGGTGATCGAGTCAAGACCCGATGCCGCGTCGACGATGGAGATCAGCGTCGATGGCAACGAGGCCAGGGCTACGTCAACCCCTGACCCGAAGTCGGCCAGGCTCAGGGTCACGGTAAGGGAGAGTCCCTCCGTGCCGAGGCCAGTGTCAGCAAGCGCCAGGAGCGCGCCGATGCTCAGGGTATCCGTTCCTGCCCCTGAGTCGGCGATCGCGGTGCCAATCGCTGCGGAGAGGGCTTCTGCACCGTATCCCGTGTCAGTGATGGGGACAGATGCAGAGAAGGTCAGGGCCTCAGTCCCCGACCCAACATCGGTGAGGGTGAGCGCGATGGTCATCGACGAGCTGTCGGCGCCGTGACCTGTGTCTGTGAGGGGGACGGAGGCGGAGCCCCCGAATGAGTCAGCGCCGGCGCCCACGTCAGTCAAGGCGGCCGCCACAGAGATCGAGGCCAACGCGTCAGCGCCGACCCCGGTGTCTGTCAAGCTGACGATGGTGGGAGCAGGCCCGAGTAGGGCCAGCAGCAGCGACATGGATTACTCGAAGTTGCCGTCAAAGGTGACGCAGTAGGTGATGGTCTGCGAGGCGGTTGCCGTTCCGACCACGATCTTCATGAGCGTGGCAATGAACTCGCCAGGACGCACAACGATCGGGGAGTCAAAGGACATGTAGATGTCCGGGGCATATAGCGCACCAATGGCCGCTGCAATGGCCGCCGACTGGAAGCCCAGAGCGACGCGACGCGGGGCGTGAGCGGTGGCCGTAGCGAAGGAGCCACTCTCAGTAGTGTTCATCGTCACCGAGTTGTGCCCGAACGCCAGCGACCACTGGATAGTCGTCGGCGTGGTGGCCACCGCGGCGCCCGTGTTGATCGTGCTGATGCGCACGCCCCTGATGATGAGGTTGCGGCCCGTGATGTTGATGGTGGGCGCTGGGTTCTGGTAGCTGGTGCAGATAAAGTCGGTGGCCGCCGCTGCTGCCGCATTGATTGCACCCACGCCACCCAGGCCAACGGAGTTCGCTGCCGTGTTGGAACCTGCCACGCTGGTGGGCAGCATAGGGCTCGAACCGGTGGTGATGGTGCCCACGAATTGCGTGTTGCCCATCGTGTGCCCGTTCTGGCCCACATAGGCGTTCTGGCCCATGACCGAGTTAGTCACCGACCACGGACGCGCCGTGTCAATGTCCATCAGCGTGACCCCAACGCGAGCGACCCGGATGGTGTTGGTGTTGCTGACGGTGCCCGTGTTGTACTTCATCAGGAACACCGGGGCCGAAGCCGCGACGAACGGGGTGCCGTTGGAACTGGGGAGGGGCTGCTCGCCAAGGAAGATGTCGTTCAGCCAGTACTCCACCCCGTTCTCACCGACAACGACAGTTGACTTGTAATTGGTGCCCACCACCAACGAGGCGAACGGGTAGAGGATGCCGGATTCAACTTCCGTGCCGTTGTAAGCAATGACGCCCACAAGGCCAGCCGTAGTCAACTTGAGCCACACGCCATCCGTCGGGCGGGCCACAGCGGAGGAGGGGAGGCCGAGACCTTGCAGCCAGACTTCGCCGGCGACCATGGCCGCCGTCGTTTGCTGCCAGTAGAACTCCATGGCCAGAGGTGAGGTGTTGATCAGCGGGAAGTACTGCCACGAGCGCATGAACGCGCCGTGCGCCGAGGTGGTGCCCTGCACGGCAGAGAAGTTGACCGTGCCCGCGCCCGGCTGCGCTGCCGTCAAAGTGGCAGAGGTGTAGGCCCAGAGGTTCGTATTCTGGGCCGATGAGTTGAAGTTGTCGGTGAACAGAACCGAGTCCCGTCCCATGCGCAGCCGGTAGTCTGGCGAGGTCTCCGGAGACTTGAGGTAGGGCGTGCCGGTCTGGGCGCCCGGATCGTTCTCCGAGAAGAGTCGCATCCCGCCGACATTGCCTGGATTGGAGGCCGCATTGGTCTCAGGCACGACCATGAGTTGCTTGGAGGCATTGACATCGGCGCCAGTGCCCGAAGTAACGCCACGAATGACTGCGTCGAGTGACATGCTGTTTTCCTTTAGTCTGCCCAGACCCAATTGAGCTGGAAGGTGCCCGTCAACTTCTCAGTCGACCGTGCGTAGATGGTGAAGCCGGTGGCGAGTGTGGGGGTGCCACAGGTGAGGCCCATAAGAGCCGCCGCGTACCGGTGGTCGTTGGCCGTGTGGTCCGACGTGGTGTTGTCGGCCATGATGAACGCTTCAGCCTTGCTCGTGGTCAGGATGGATCCTTGGCCCGTGACGTTGACTGAAGCCTCGTTGGAGCCAGGAACGGCCCCGAAGTCGATTGTTGCCGTTCCTTGGGCTGCCATTTAGCGGTCCTGGATCTGGAAGTAAATGGTGCGTTGATCATGTCGGCCGCCAAGAGTCTGGAAGTCGAACATCACCGCGTTGGGAGCCCCGATTGTGCCTCCCCCGATCATTGCGGCCATCACGCCACCGACCATCCCTTCAGCGTGAACGGAAACATCAGAGCCCTCGGTAGGCGCCGCGTTGAACCCGGCGAGGGTGTCCTGGGAGTCAGCCAGCCAGGCAGTGATGTCGATCCCGTAGTCCAACACGGCTTGCGGATCCTTGATGAACACCGCCGCGGGGTGAGTCGCATCACTGTCGAGGTCGACCGCCGTCAAGCGTGATGGGGCGATCGTGTCAGGCAACTGGTAGCCGGTGAAGACCAGAGCAGAGATCGACGGGGTGACAGTGATATCCAGGGTGGCCGTGACCGGGAGCGTTCCCCCGAATGCCGCAGCTGCCAACAGACCAGGATACGTCTGGAGCGTCAAAGTGGCCGTAGCCGTGATTTGCTGCGAGCTGCCCGCGGTCGTGGCAAGGTCGGGGGTTGTGGTGACTCCAAGCGTGGCCGTCGCGCTGAGGACCCCGGAGACAGTCGCCGCAGCGGCCATCACCGGAGTTGTCTTCACAGCCAGAGCGGCCGCAGCATTGAGCAGCGTGTTGCCGATGTTGACCGTGAGCACCGTGGCCGGGGCATTCTGGTCGACATCATCGACGATTAGGACGCCAGTTGCCGTGTAGATGCCATCTGCCGAGACGGTGAACGTATACGAGCTGTCATCGTAGACGTAGAACGTGTCGAAGTTGTGAGACGTGATCCAGATCCGAACTGCGTTGGTCTGCAGCGAGTCAGAGATCACGTCGTTGTAGAGGAGGGCCGGCACGCCATTCGAGCCGGTGCTCGGGATGGTGGCCCCCAGAACGCCTACCCAGGGCGTGTCCAGGATGCGCTTGCCATCCCGGACTTGGTTCAGGTCGCGGAGCATCATGATGGTTTACGCCGGGGTGCCAGCTTGGTAGTAGACCGAATCGGTGAGGGCGTCGGCCCCCTGCTTGACGATGAATCCGCAGCCCGCCACCTTGGCCAGCGTTGCCGTAGTGGTGGCCAGACCACCGGAGCCCAGCGTGATGTCCATCTCCACTGGCGTGATGCCAGAAAGCACGCCGACGCGGCCGCCCGGATACCACGTGAGCTTGACCGCGGTGCCAGAGGGCCACAGGCTGCCGGCGTTGTTCGACATCGGGCCAAAGGTCATCGAGCCCGTGGCGACTGCGACGGTGATGGTGAAGACGTTCGACTCGACGAACTGGCTTGCCGTGTCGGTGGCCCTCACCTTGCAAGTCGCGTAAGTGCCCAGAGCCGAGGAGGTCCCCGAGATAACGCCGGTCGATGCGTTGACCGTGATACCCACTGGCCAGATTCCTTGAGCGCTGTAGGTCAGCGTATCGCTATCGCTAAACTTGCTGGCCGTCGAGACTGGGGTGATCGCCACCGCATTAACTGCGGAGATGTTGGAGATGTTCGGGCCGGGGAAGGTCGGCGGCGGGTTGGCCACCGCATTCGACGTGTAGCTGAGGTTCGACGGGGCGATGAGGCCAGAGGTCGAGATCGAGATCGTCTTGACCCCGGTGGAGGCCGGCGTGTAGGTGAAGGTGGCCGACTGGGTCGCGCTGTTCAAGGTCACCGTGGTTGGGCTGAACGTCCCGCCATCGCCGCCATCACTCGGCGTGCAGACGAAGCTGCCCGAGGTGATCGTGCTGTCGGTGCCCACGGTGAAGTTGGTCGACGCGACGGAGACTGTGCCACTCGACGGGCCGGTCAGCGTCAGGATCGTCGGGGCGGAGATCGTGCCCGTCATGTCCCAGGCGAATCCGCCCCAGCCCGTTGTAGAAGAGCAGGTGGTGTTGATGTTGATGGATGAGCCGGAGGCCACCAGCGCATCAACGGTGATGCCCGCATAAGGGCCGTAGCCGACCTCCTGGTATTGCGACACGGCGGGGGCGTTGGCCGTATGCGGGACATTGGCCGCGTCCGCCCGGTAGGTCATCGACACCACGTGGCCTACCGCGGTGGCTACCGTCATCAGCGGGTTGGTGCTGACGTTGCTGGCGAAGGTTGGCGGGGTGGTCAGTGCCGTGACGTTGTCATACAGCGCGTAGGAGACGCTCAGGTGGACCGCCGAGCTGGGCGTCACCGTCAGGGTCTGCGTGCCAGTAGGCATCGAGGCCCCCTGCAACCAGAAGGCGCGCAGGTAGCCGGTGAGTGAGCCACTGAACTGAGGAGTGCCGGCCGTCAGGGAGACGCCGCCCAGGTCGGCGGTCATCGGCATCTCAGACGAGGCCCCCCAGACCGTTGCAACAACGAGGATGGCTCGATTGCTCCCGGAGCCACAGGCCACCGTGAATGTCTCGGGGCCGAACTGGTCGTCCCGATAGTCTGCTGCGATTACTGTGGGTCTGGTCATGGTCGGTCCTTATTCCGTGGTGGCTGAGTGAGCGCGTGAGAGCAGTTTGGCCAGCACGCTGTTGAATGTCTTACCACGCCAAAGCGTGGACATGTGAATCCTGATCGGGGCTGGATCACGGTCGTGGTGGGCAAGCCGGCCCTCCAGAGGCTTCAATCCGAGGTCGTGGAGTTCACACTCGCCGTCAGTGTAGAAGGTGCAGGCGGCTCCCGTGTCAGGCAGAGCCCTGGCCCCCTCCTTGCCCTTGGGAGCTGGCCCAACGAAGACCAGCTGCGTCGGATCAGGGCAGAGCTGGTAGGTGGCCAGGCGTGGCCCGTAGCCCCTCTTGATGAGAATGCGGGCCTCTTCAGGCGTGGGCAGGCAGACCGAGTGAGCGCACATGGCCTGGCACTTCTCACAAGAGCACTGGGTTGTCTTCGGGATGATCACAGAGACCTCACGAGCGCCATCCTGGCGGAAGTGTTGTTGGACTGGTAGGCAAACGCCTTCTTGCTCGGAATGTAGTGCATCGTGGCGTAGTCGGTGCTAGAGACCACGAGAGCATCACCGGTGAGAGTCTGCGGGGTGATGACCCACGTGCCGGTAATCGGGTCGGCTGGCGGGGTCATTTTCCAGAATCGGTGAGGATCCCCGCCCTTGTTGATGCAGTAGAAGCAGCCGTCGTCACTGTTATACATCCATGCGTTGGTCTGCGAGTTGATCGGCCCGTTGACGCCGCTCGGGATGTTCAGCGTCACCGGATAGCCGCTAGGCGCAGAGATGTTGAGTGGCCACACGTTTGGGATGCTGGCCGAGCCAGCAATAAGGTTCAGGTCCACCGCGTAGAGCTTCATTGGCGGGTTGGGATTGCTGATGGACTCAATCACGCAGACCACGAACCAGTTCTGGTAGATGAACTGACTGCTGTCAAACTGCACGTAAGGCCGGGTGGGATCGGTGATGTAGCGGCGGGTCCAGACTCTAGTAGCGCAGTCAAGCACATCAACGAAGTCCATCCAATGGCTGAACTCCCAGACGCAGCAGACTATCTTGTCGTGCACCGCGTCGTACTGCGCCTCGAATGGGGTGCCGTAGGCCCGCTTGGTGGCTCGGCTCCAGAGGCCCGTGTCGAGGTCAAACACGAAGCAGCCCATGGAGGCCCCCAGCGGCAACCCGCCCGTCACGCCAGAGGAGAAGCACGTTGCCCAGATTTCCCCCTGACTGTTGCCTGCTGCGCTGGCTGGGCGATAGACGAGCCCTGCGCGTGTGTGGGCACCCTCTGGTGGATTAAAGCCAGGCTGACGCCAGGCGACCGGCCAATCGGTGCTAGCACCGATCCAATCCCCCCAATCGCTATTCCAGCGGGTGGCAGGGGGTATGCCGCTGAAGGTGTTGGTGCCAGGCAGAAAGACTTGAGTCAGCGAGTCAGTCTGCAACGCCTTGCCAATGAGCGACCACGTAGCCGTGGCGATATCGTAGCGAGCCCAAATGCAAGGCCCGCCAGCGGCGTGACCAGCGGAGCCGTAGTTCATCAAGCTGCCCTCAGCGCCGTAGCCAGAGCAGTAGACGAGGCCACTGTAGTCGGTGCAGCGCCCCCATCCCGTCGCCGAATAGCACCACGAAGCAAAGCCAGCGACATAGGCCGGGACCAAGTTCGCCCCGCCGTAGTTCGCGTTCTGCGTGGCATCCAGGTTGGGGTCAAGTGACTGCAGGGTGTTGGACCCCACATTGAGCACTGACCCGGGTGAGATGAGGCCGGTGCCAGGGTCGTAGCTGACCAAGGAGATCAAGCCGGAGTCAACGAAGGTGGTCATGCAAGCCTCATGGGTCCGATGTAGCTCTTGCCGAAGGCAAGGCCAGCGTAGAAAGCGACGTAGTCTGTTGGTGCCCGCAGCACGCCGCCGTGGAACCAGTTGATCCACACCCAGCGATGTCCGAGGTTGCCAGTTGGCCGGGCCTGTGTAGAGGGGTTCCAAGTTCCTCCGGTTCTGGCCTCCCAGAGAGCCGGCGTGTCAATCGGGGCGGAGCGCATGACTAGGCCCGTATTGAGCAGCACGCGAATGCCATCCAACCAGACCTCGATCTCCCCGTCGGGGGTCCAGTATTGCTGAACCCCGTCGACGTAGTGGGGGCTGCCGTCAGCGAGGACGCCTGGCTGGTCAATGCTGTTGAGCTTGGTGCGCATCTCGATGCAATACCACTTGCCCGCATACATCATGGAGCCCAGACCGCCGCGTTGGCTCCAGCCGGAGTTCTGCGGACTTTGGCTACCCATCGCATAGCCGGGAGGATTCGGGGGCGCGTAGGAGAAGTCGTAGGTGTGCACGCCGACGCGCCAGCCCCCTTCACATGGGCCACCATACATCTCGTCGACCTCTGCCCAGGCATGCCGCATCTGCCATCCACGAGGACCGCCAGCACTGGAAGACAGGCCACCGAGCCAGGAGATATGCATCGGAGTGAAGCCGAACTTGCCACCACGATCGCACCACTGCGGAGAGGTTAGATTGGTCAAGTCACCGCTGTTCTGGTAGACGTTATACCGCTCTGCCGGGTCTGCCACATAAGGCAGGCCACGGGGAGCGCCAATCATGTGGTAGTAGCGTGTGTAGATTTCCTGCTGGTAGCCGAACTCCTCAGGTGGCAGGGGGATGATGCACCCGGAGGCCCCGGACCCACTCGATCCGCAATGCGAGGCGTCAGCGAGTGGCAAGCCCGTGAAGATGTCCGCGGCCTTGTACATTTTCATCCTCAGCGCCCCCATACCCGGCGCAATCGGTGTGAATCCTTCACCCGTGTAGGTGCTGTCGACACTCTGCCACTCACTGGAAAGTACCGACCACCCGTGTGGGCTATCTTCTCTTTCTTGGTAGAGCCTGTGGTCCGGGCTGATCACGTCATGGGGAACGTTGTTGATCTTGCCCTGCCCAATGTTCGGGAACTTGCTCAGGTCTGGCGCGCCGCCCCAGAGCGCCGGGTCGTAGACGTTGTCAGAGGTGTAGTTGACCGAGTTAACACCGACAACTTGCTGCAGGTTCCAGCCATCCATGAATCGCACCGCGAACTGCACCCCAGGCTCATTGGCTAGGTTGGCGTCAAGCACCGAGTTGTTGGCCACACCAAGCTGAACCCCGTCAGTGTTGCGCGGTGGATCCAGTAGGTTGACGCGGATCGGCTGGGATCCGCTGAAGTGCCCGTCGATGTAGAAGTAGAGCGAGGCCGAAGTAACCGGCTTCTTCGGCCGGCGGAACTCCATGCAGCCGGGTAGCATCCATTGCAGTGAGCTGGTCACCGGGACGCTGCTGCCACCGAAGGAGGCCATCAACCAGATATCGAGGACCTCGGAGGTGCCATCCGAGTAGTTGTAGGTGATCTTCGGGGGATTAGCGCCGAGGTTCGCGCAGATCATGCGTTGTGAGTCGCATTGCATGACCAGAGCCATCCATCGGTCGTTGGTCCAGCAATACTGGGCCAGGCTCGTGACATCCATCGTGTAGGGCGCCGAGGAGGCAAGGCCACTGCCTCCGGGCGATGCAATCGAGGACCAGCCCACGGCGCTCTGTGGCGTCAGTGTCGGAGGCGGCCCAAGCCAATCCCCACCACGGTTCTTCCAGGCCCACGAGACCTGCCCGTTGAAGGCGCAGACGTGATCCCGAGTCGGGCCGACCATCTCGCGGTTGAGGTTGAACGGAGCCGAGCCGGCCGGGCCGGGGATGCGCTGCACAATCGTGTTAGTAGCGATGGGTTGCCACAGGTAGGGCTGGTCTGTGTAGTACTTGCCCGTCGGGGCCGGCGCAGGCACCACGATAGACGAGACGACGTTGATCAGCCCGGAGTCAACGAAGGTGCTCATGGTGCTGTGGCCCGGATCTTGAACGTGTAGGTGCCGGTGGCCAGGCTCGCGTCGAAGTCGATGCGGCACTGAGTCGGCGAGACGGTGACTAGGGTTGCGCCAGCCGGGAGCGAGTAGCCCGGCGTGACGGAGAAGGTGCAGGCGGTCGACGCTGTGCCGGTGATAGAGTTCGCTACCCCGAACGTGTGGTTGACGGTCTGGGCCCCATTGAACGCCCCCAGCCAGGTCGGCGCAGCGATAGGAGAGCCAATGCCCCCGCTACCACTACGCACGCCGCTAGCGAGTGCGACTACGTCTGGCTGTTGAGCGAACGGCATGATCAGGAGTCGGTCAGGGTGCAGGACTGAACGGCCACGGTGTCGCCCGAGGCGGGCGTCATCTTGTTCACGATGACCTGAGCACCAGAGCCAGCCAGGCCGACGGTGAAGCCGGTGGCCACGTCAGCGAGAGCTGCGTTGCGCAGACGGGCCGAAGCGATGGCCGTGCCGGTGATGCCAGGGGTGGCGGTCTTGGGGAAGCCGGAGAAGGTCAGGGTGGTGCCGACCACAGCGCCGGCCGTGGAGTTGAACTGGACGGAAGCAATGAGCTCACTCGAAGCGCCGAGGAGGTCGAGCCAGCCAGAGGCCAAGCGCGTGTTGCGTTGCTGGAGTGCGGCGTTGATCTCGGCGGCGGAGTATGCAGCGGGCATGGTGAAAGTCCTTCAGGTGGTTGGTGTGATCGAAAAGTCGAATCACTGGGGAAGCGAGTTGATTATAGAAAGCTAGGCCATTTGACCCAGGCGTTCCCAGACGCCCACTGCTCCGGATCGCTGGATGTACCCATCGAGCCCGTAGCGAATGCCGTCCCAGGTGTGGTTGTGCTTGTCGACAACGATCGGCAAGACTTGGGGGTTGCCGTTGGGGTCGACGATCTTGGGATCGACCTTGTAGCGCCAGAGCCGGGCCTCCCTGGCGGTCTCTATGCAGCGAGGATGAATGATGATCTGGTCGAAGCCACGCAGATGCGCAATGCCGTCCTTAACTGAGCCATCCCACTTCTCAGCAGCAGAGATGTTGAAGCCTTTGCGTCGGAGGTGGGAGATGGTCTCAGGGCGAGCGCAGTCAGCTTTGATCGGCCAATCACGTGAGCCAGGCACTGAGTCGTAGAACTCCGGCATCTCGTCTAGTTCGACGTGAGTGCCGTAGGCCTCGTACTCGATGTAGAGCTTGCGCTTCTTGGTGGCCTCGCTCTCGATCGTGAAATAGCGATTGAGGGTTGAGGGATCGTTAGCGAATCCGAAGTCGGCCCCGAAGTGAAGTCTAGGGGCTGACTGCCAGAGGTCGTCGTCAAAGGCCCGTACCGTGTACTTCTTGTTGAGGATGACTGCATCACTGATCTTGAGCGGCAGGCCCAACCAGATATGCTCGTACATATGGAAGTCACGAGCTTTGTCGTCTTCCATATCTTGCCGGCTTTTGGCCGACAGGTACGGATTGTCGTAGTAGAGGATCTTGTGAACGATCGCGCCGGTGGGCGGATGCTCGACGAAACGCTGGTAGGTTGCGTCAGCTTCGTCGACTAGGTTGAAGCTCACCCATAGTTCGACGCCGTCCTTACGTAGAGTAGGAATCAGCGAACGCCAGCTTGACTCCGAGACTGCTTGCGCCTCTTCGACCCAGCAGATGTCGATGCCCTCCGTAGAACGAATGCCGTTCTCGTTGTTGCGCAGGCCCTTGAAGATGAACTCTGCACCGCTACGTGACTTGATCGAGTCAGCAGTGACGGTGAACCAACTAGTCATGCCTAGTCGGTCGATCATGTCCTTCAGTAGCTTGTGGGCTGAGTCCTTGATCGTGTTCTGGATCTCACGCGTGCAGAGCACACGCACAGACGCTGCGCTGGCTTTGCGTATGAGCGCCTCGGCTATGCCCCACGACTTCGCGGCGCCACGACCGCCCCAAAAAATCTTGTAGGGGGCGGTCTGGTGAAGTAAGCAGTAGAGCTTGTGGTTCGGATCTAGGACGAGGCTCGCGTAGTTCTGGGTGAACGGAGGCGGCGACCTATCGTCAGTCCCCGATGATTCGTACGCGAGTGCGAGGGCGTGTTGACGCTCCTCCTTCTGCTTCATCCTCCTCGCTTTCTCCATCAAAGCCAATGCTAACACCTGCCTCGGCGGCAGCGCGCGCAATGATGCTGTCGAGATCCTCATCACCAACTCCTTGAATCACTTCCACGGTACTGATCTTCGGTGCGAAGTACGGAGCCGCTGCCTTCGCTGCATCTACGCGCATCTCCATCGGAGCAGGGGGCAGATGCTTAACGATGATCTCCCCCGTCTCCTGGTCGGTCCAGCTCTCCTTCTGAGGATTGCCGCGAGCGATGTCAAGTAGGATCTCGTGGGGTAGGAGGCCAGTACGTTCGGCCTTGAGCCTGGCATCACGTGCGAGCTTGCTCATTGAACCTAGTGGCCGTCCGCCCTTGTTACGTGGTTTGGGGTCTTCGTCGGTTTGCATGGTTTTCTACGTAGGTGCTAATATGTTGTGGGATGGGGTTACTAGCTGGGAGACTTCTAGTGGTCTCCCATGCTTCGTTCAGATGGGCAGCTTGTTGACCAGAGCAACGCCGATGCTGAGGTTGGCCCCGTAGCACTGGGTCACGTCGGATCCGACCCACTGGCCGGTGAGCGAGCCGCTCATCGCCACATTGATGTCTTGGTCGATCGTGGGTTCGTCGAGCAACGTGAGTTGAGCGCCGAGAGCGGCGAGGTGGATTGCCTTGTCACGGTTGTGGCAAACCTGATTGCGGGCGACGATGTCGAGTTGCTCTTTGACCTTGTTGTGCGCTTCGATCTTGTTGGTAGCGCGGAGTTGGAACGTGTAGCTCATCTTGGTTTACTTCAGAGGGTGATGGCCCACATGTCGTCGGCCAGTTTGGGGTTGGTGATGTAGTCGTATGGCATCGTGAAGTAGCCGTTGATGCCCCAACTTGATCCCCACGAGTTGCGGACGATCATGCGACGTGAGTCATCGTCATAGCCGACACAGAGCACTGCGTGGCCGCCTAGTAGGCGTTCGCCTGGCGTGGGCATCTCTAGCCGACCTGAGTCGGCCACGGCTTGAGACTCGAAGCTCTCGTAGACTGCGAAGCCGAACACGAATGGCTTGTTGTCGTAGGCCAGGCACGTCCTCATTGATTGAAGCGAGGTGATGCGGGCATACGAGCTAACCTTCTTGTTCAGCGCGTCGGCAAAGGCTGCCTTGGGTGGCTTCTGCTTGAATTTGCTGATGTCGTAGGGCCAGTCGAGTTCAGGGCAGACGCCAAGCTGGTTGACTGACTTGATGCCGTCGCGAATCATGGCCCCGGCATCTTGACGGACCGTGCCTTCTTTGACGCGTTCGTTATAGTAGATGAATAAGCGACTCGGCATCAGACCACCGGGGCCATTGGCGTAGTCGATGGCTCCTGCGATGGCGTTGCCGGTGCAGGATCCGAGCTGGCCTTGATCGTAGACCGCTGGCATGGCGCCGCGGAGATCAATAGAGGGCGGCAGCTGGGCTGGCTTGCCGATCATCATGTAAAGATGGTCGCGGCCGTCGTGTTGATCCGGCCGCCAGCCATGAATGAACTTGCGTCGCTTGTTGGTCATGGTATTAGTTCCTTTGGCCTGGGTGAAAAAGAACCCCAATGCCGAACAAGCCTGAACTTCAGCACCGGGGGATCCAGCAAATCTCGTCACGAGATGGAAGCAGCTCAACCCCAGAAGAGCGCCAGGAAGCCCCCTAGGACCTCCCAGGATCGACGCAAAATGCCCTGAAGCGCCTACCCTGCCACTTGCCCCATCACGAGCGCACAGAGCCTGGATCTGCTCTGTGCGTAATCAAGGAGCTCTGGGTGGTTAAAGTATAAGGGGTGGCCCAAGCATGAAAAAAGCCAGCGCGGAGGCTGGCTTTTGGTGGGATCGTCGGATCAGTATGGCAATGGCGGAAGAGGCTGCCACCAGATCACCTTGACGACGTGATCATCGGCGTCCTCGTCGGCTCGGCATTGGTGGGTGACGGTGAACTTGTCTAGGGCCGGCCAATAGGCGACCACATCAGCGACCATCGTCTCTCCGGCGATGGTGAAGTTG